CGCTTGGTCGCCTTGGGTTCAATCGTTCCGATAACCGCGCCGGCCTTCGCCTCTTGCCGGTCAATGCGCCCGCGCTTGCTGGTCATGGCGGCGGACACGATGTCGCGGGCAAAGGCGCGCTCGATCTGTTCGCGCCAGGCATCGCGGCAATCGGGGTGATCGTTGAGCCAAGCCATCACAAAATCGATGCCGGCGGCAACATCTTCGGAATGCGAGACGGCCAGATGTCCGAGCGCGGTCGGCGTAAATTCGTCGTCAAGGGGCGCAGTTGCCATCGGCTCAATCCTTCTTCGGTTTGGGCGGCAGGCCGTGCTCGGCGATCTCGCGGATCGATGCGGCCTGGATCAGGCGTTTGCGGCCGATTTTCACGCTTTTGAGCTGGCCCGTGGACAGCAGTTCGAAAACCTTGGTCTGGCCCAGGCTGAGCAGGCGACAGGTGTCTTCGATCGAATAGAGCAGCTGCTCCATAGGTTCAGTCCTTTCCATTACGCAGGCGAAACGCCACCACGCGCGCTTCGATGTCCTTCACCACGCGCATGCGTTCGACACCGGCGGCCGGCTGGCGGCGGCGCTTGGTGGCGGGTTCAGGATCGGGGATGCCGGCGGCGCGATCGGCGGCGCGCTGGGCGAAAGTGCGGCCATCGGGGCAGCGCAGCGGCCAGCAGGCATCGCTGCTGGTGCGAAGGGTGCGAGGCGCGGTCATGCCCACCACCAGATCGACAGCAGGACCAGGTAGAGGCAGAAACCTGCGGTGATGGTGCGCATGGGCGTGACGGGCGGATGGCCGAGTGCCAGGGCCTGATCGTTGAGCGCGCGAATCCTGGCGCGCAAGCCGGGGGAACGGGTCATCGGGGTGATCCCTTTGCGTAGACACGGCGGTTGGGCGCCGGGCGTGATGGGGTTTCGCGGTAGGCCGGGCCCGGATCGATGCCGCGCAGCGCGATCTTGGCATCGCGCAGCCAGCGCCAGCCCTGGCCGGCCGGATCGCGATCGATCGTTCCGGGCAGATTGCGGTGGGCGCGGGCCAAGCGCTTGGCCGCGGCGCGCTCTTCATCGGTGAACAGCGCGCGCACGGGCCCGAGATCGAGGCCGTTGTGATCGAGGTCCGGCGCGTTGATCACAGCACCCGCCGCAGCAGCATCAGCCATTCGGGAGAGACGCCGATCTGGGCGAATTCGTGCAGCATGCGGCGCTTGGCCTCGGCAAACTCGCCAGCGACGGCCGGGTGACCGGCGCGCAGCGACGCGGCGCCGGCGGCGATGATCGCCTCGGCCAACGGGTGAAGCGTGCGCAGCGGCCGCGCGGGGGCAAAGCCATGATCGCACCCGGCCGGGCAACGGCCGACCGGCTGGCGCCGATGCGCGCAGGTTTCTTCTTCGGGTTCGTCCTGATCGTCGTAGCGATCGGTCAGGTCGCGGATGGTTGGTGAAGCGAATTGCATTGGCTGGCTCCATGCCCGGGGTCCGGGTATGGGCCAAAACTTACGCACCACGTAACATCAGGTCAAGCGAAAACTTGCACCCGGTGTAAGTCTATTTGAGGATGGCCAAAACCGCCGCGACGACAAACACGACACCCAGCGCAATACTCCACAAGACCTGGGCGGTTTTGCCAAGTTCGACCGGCGGCTGGCGGCGCCGATTGCGGGTGGCGATCACGGTCACCGGCTTTTTGTCCGGCAGTCCAATCAAGGGCCGAATGTAGGTGCATGTCTCGATCGGGCCTGGCACCAACTCGACCGCAATGACGACGCGCCGATACCCAGCCTGACCCGTGTACAGATCCTTGATCACGGCGCGCGCGCCCCGGCCTTCGTCGATCACCGCGCGGTGCAGCCAACTGTTGCGCCCGATGAACCCGATGTTGTGACCGTTTGCGTTGCGGACCAGCAATGTCCGCGCGTCGGCCGGATTTTCGAGCTGGTGCAGAATCGCGACCCGTTCACCGATGCGGCACTGCATGACGCCCGGCTGGCAATATCGTTCACCGACCAGGCGCAGCGCATAATCGCGCGATGGTGTTGTTGTATCAATGGAATCGCTTGCCGAATTGCCTGCGGTCACGGCTTTGGTTACCGCTTTCTGCGGCGAACCGGTGTGGTGGGCACCGGGGTGAACGAATCGGTTTGCCCGCGAAATGACATTGCCGGTTCGGCGACCGCGAGATGATCTTCGACCTTTTCCGCTTCTTCGGTCGCGGCGATGAACGCGGCGACCTGTGCCTGGCGCCGGGCGTCCAGCTTGGCCACCATGTCGATCACCGCGCCACCGACAAGCGGGTTGCGCCCGATCAGTTCATGGGGTTCGCATTTGTAGATGTCGGCCAGAGCGAGCAGCACGCGTTCGGTGTATTGCTGCTTGCCGGTTTCGAGCCGGGAAAGGCTGGCCTCGGTGGTGGGCAGCTTGTCATCATCGAAACTGGAAAGCCGGGCGACCACCTGAGCCTGTGTCAGATGGTGCTTTTTGCGCCATTCGCGGAAATAGACTCGCCTCTCTTGCATGCGTGTCAATATCCTACATTGGCCAAATCGGCGGAATGTCGCCCTGTGTAATTCGACGTTGACGGCAAGGTTACACCCGGTGTAAGTCACCGGGCATGACCCTTGATCAGTACCTTTCGCTGACCGGTGAAACGGCTGCCTCGCTGGCCGCGCGATGCAACACGACAGGCGCGTCGATCACCCGTTTGCGCAAAGGCCAGCAAGAGCCGAGCGCGGCCATGATCCGCGCGATTGTCGAAGCCACGCAAGGCGCGGTGACCGCGGACGATCTGGTTTTCGGATCGGCCCGGCTGGTGGCCCCGTCGCCCAGCAGCAGCGAGGTGGCGTGATGAGCGCTTTTTTCAACAACCCACAAGGGGAAATGACATGGCGGAAAATACTCGCGAACACGTCGCGTTGGAATGCTTGCGGCTCGCGTCCGGCACATTCGGACCGATCCTGGTCAATGCCGACGCCGTTGTCGAAGCCGCTGCGAAATACTTGGACTTTGTCACCGGCGAGAGTTTGCCGGCGACAAAGGCCAATCTCGATGCCGCCGGCGATCCGCTCAATCGTTTTTGACTGCGCCGCCGTTAACCACTCGGCGGCATTTGGCGTAAAGCGAGAGGATACCGTGTTCGGTTTTGTCTGCGTTGGCACCGAGGGCATGGTTGATGATTTGCATGAGTTCGAGGGCAACGCGTTCAACGGTGCCGTCGGATTTTTCAGCCATATCGATTCTCCTGTCTGGTTGCGGAACCGCAGGATGACCGAACGGGCCGGGGTGCACAATCCCGGCCCGGGAGGGTGCTGAGCCATGGCAATGCACCTGGCGACCGAGGCGGGTTGGTTGTTTGCCTGCGTGATCGCGGTGTCGGTGATGTACCTGCGCATTGCCACGCTGATCGGCCAGGCGATGGAAACGCCCGATGATGACGAGTTGGCCGAGGCGGCGCGGCGCGATCGGGTTGAGGCGGTGCGGCCTGACCAGGTGCATCCCGACGATGACGGGTGCGGCTGGTGAGCGGCGCGGTGCCACCGCCGCTGGGCCCGACGCCCGCGCAGATGCGTCTGCTGCGGTGGATTGCCGGCTATGCCGAAGTGAAGGGCCGGATGCCGAGCTTTGTCGAGATGGTGCGCGGTGCCGGGTATCGCGAGAAATCGGGGGTGCATCGCGCGCTGATCGCGATGGAATCGCGCGGGGTGATCCGGCGGCAGCATGGCGCGCCGCGCGCGATCGAGCTGGTGCATGTGCCCAGCGTGCCGCGCGGGCCCGACGGGCAGCCCCGCTATTTCGTGCCGGTGCGCGCGATCAAGGATGGAACCGATTGTTTTCATGGGGGTGCAAATGCCTGACCGGGCCGGGCGGGTCTGCCCCGCAAATCGCTCCAAAATGGACGTATCCGCCGCGCTGGCGGCCGGCTGGGCGCGGGTGATCATGCGCGTGGGCCGCGGCGCCTTTGCCGATCGGCTGGGGATCGATGCCAAGACGGTGGCGCGCGCGCTGATCGGCGAGACGGTGCCCGAGCTGCACACGGCGCTGAATGCGGTGATGGTGGAACCCACGGCGCTGGACGAAGTGATGAGCCTGTACGGGCTGGAGCTGCGCCCGCGCGAGGCCGGCCCGGGCGCGGATATGGCGATGATTGCCGATCTGGCCCGGCTGACCGCCAAATGGGTGGACGTGATGGCCGATGGCGTGCGCGATTATCAGGAGACGCTGGCCTTGGCCGACGCGATCCGTCCGATGATGCCGGGTTTGAAAGCGATCGTGTCCGAAGCCGACGCGCTGCGCGGCACGGTGCCGATCCGGGTGCAGGGTTCGCAGGCATGAGCGGGCTGCACCACCAAACCGACCCGCCCGGATAGCGGCAACCGGCCTTGCCGCGTGGCGGCACGGTTACCCACTGACATCCGGAGATTGATGATGACCGAGCAGCATGCGGCTGGACCCGGCAAAACTTCTGCGCCCAAAAAACCCCGACGGATGGCGCGACCGGCGGCCGATCCGGTGGGGCACAACAATCCGCCTGAACCGATCGATGGCGACGACAAGGTGCGGGTTTCAATCCGGTTCGGCGACGAGCCGGAAATCGATGTTACCGAGACGCTGCCGAAGATGGCCGAGCAGCTGCGCGCGGTGAACGGGCAAAGCGATGACCGGCTGCGCCTGTTGATCGAGCGGATCGAGCGGCTGGAGGAAGAGCGCAAGGGCATCGCCGACGACATCAAGGACGTGTTCGGCGAGGCGAAGGCCACCGGATACGACGTGAAGACGATGCGGCGCGTGCTGCGGCTGCGCAAGATGAATCCCGACGACCGGCGCGAGGCCGAGGCGATCCTGGAAACCGACTGCCGCAACCTTGGCATGCCGTGCCAAGGTTCGCTGTTTTGACGGTGGCCGCGATGGATATGGTCGCCAACCTGGGCGCGCTGGTGCTGATCGCGCTGATCCTGACAGTGCTGAACCTGATCGGGTTGACGTGGATCGCCCAGCTGAACCGCCGGGTGCGCGAAGAGCGCAGCCGCGCGCGCGAGGCCGAGGCGCGCGCGGCGTTGTGCGAAAGCGCGCTGCATCAGCGGCTGGCGCGGCGCAGCGAGGCGACGGCGCGGGGCAACCGGACTCGGGCGGCGATCCGCAAGGAACAGATGCGCGAGACCACCGAGGCGTTGCGCCAGGCGGTGGCGGCGCGGCGGGAGGGGCCGCAGCGGCGATTGCCGTTTGAGGCTGGCGCGAGCGAAAGCGCTGTGCGGTGAGCGCGCCCCGGCCATCGGACGTGGCGAACGTGGTGCGCGGCTGGCTGCAGCGGCAGCTGGGCGATGCGGCCAATGTCTATCACCAGGGCGCGGATGACACCCAGCTTTCCGCCGAGAAAGACGCGTGGTGCGCCGATCACCGGTTCACGATCAGCGTGCCTTCGATCGATCTGGTGGGGCTGATCCGGATCAACCGGATCGGCGGCGCGCATCTGGCAGCGGGGGTGATCACGATCCGCGTGGTGCGGGTGTGGGCGATCAGCGAGATTCGCAGCACCGGGCGCATGGCCAAGCGCGATGTGATCGTGCGCGTGGCGGGGGTGGTGTGATGGGCATCCCGATCGAAAGCCTGCCCAAGCATGTGCGCGATCGGCTGGCGCTGGACGGCGCGATCGATGGCGAGCCAGCAAAGCGGGGCAACAAGTTTGGCGCCAAGCGATCGGACTGCGCGCACGGGCACCGGCATGACAGCAAGGCCGAGGCGCGGCGGTGCGGCGAGCTGGTGCTGCTGGAACGCGCCGGGCGGATCCGCAACCTGGTGCAGCAGCCGCGGTTTCACTTTGTGGTCGAGGGCCGGCAGGTGGTGGACGATCGCGGCCGGGCGCTGCGGTTTACCGCGGATTTCGGATTTGACGAGGTGTGCGGCGACGGCTGGGCGGCGGTGGTGGAGGATGTGAAATCCGTGGCCACGATGACCGAGGCGGCGACGCTGCGCATGGCGTTTTTCCGCGCCACGCATCCGCAGATCAAGCTGAGGATCGTGCAATGAGCTGGGTCGGCTGGATCGTCGAGCAGATGGGCATTGCCGGGTGGTTTTTCACCGGGGTGTACTTCGCCCGCGAGACCGCACCGGGCCGGCGGATCGAGGTTGTGCCGGGGCCCGAGCGGCTGCCGCAGGCGATGCGCGAGCAGATTGACGAAATGACGTTCGAGGCGCGGACGGTGGGCCGCGGCTTCGTTTCGACGCGCAATCTGTCGATCCGGATTGGCGGGGTGTGGTTTGGCTGCGCGCTGACGTGCGACACCGACCAGTTCGCCACGGCCCCGGAAAAGGAAAAGCGGCGGTGAGCGCGCGGCTGGGCCCGGCCTGGGTGATCGTGAACGCGATGGCGGCGGAGCTGCGCCGGCAGACCAGGGAAGGCACGCTGCTGATCGCGCAGAGCGTGGATGACCGCGGCGGCGTGGTGATCGAGGGGCGGCTGGACTTGGCCGCGCTGGCGCATGTGACCGAGATGACCCTGCGCGATCGGTTTGGCAAATGAGCCGCCGGTATCAACCGACCCAGGCGCGCCGGCCCACGGGCCATGTTTCGCCGATGGAGCGCATCGCGCGCGACCGCGCGATCCTGGCGGCGCATCAGGCCGGGCAATCGCAGGAACGCATCGCCAAGGCGCTGGGCATGAGCCCGAGCGGGGTTTCGCGCGCGCTGTCGCGGCTGGATGCGCGATTGCCGCCCGAGGCGACGAAGGCGCGCGCGCTGGCCGCGCATCGGCGCACCGGGCGCAAACCGATCTGGCCGGATTGCCCGCCGCATCTTGAGCGCACCTATCGCGCGGTGCGGGCGGTGATCGGATCGGCCGCGGCGCGCGAGCAACTGCTGGCCATCGAGGCGCGGCGGCAGGCGGCAAGCCACGACAGCATCATGAACCACGGGGGTGCCCGATGAGCAGACCAGCGACCGAACGGCTGAAGATCAACCCGCAGCAGGGCGCCCTGCCCGTGCTGCAATACCTGACCCCGCAGCAGTTGCAGATTGATGCGCGATACCAGCGCACGCTGGAATCCGACGCGAGCAAGACGCTGGTGCGGCAGATCGCGCAGAACTGGAGCTGGGACTTGTGCCAGGTGCTGGTGGTGGCGCGGCGCGACGATGGCGCGCTGTTCGTGATCGACGGGCAGCACCGGCTGGAGGCGGCAAAGCTGCGCGGCGACATCGGCCAGTTGCCCGCGGTGGTGGTCAATTATGCCTCTGCCCAGGACGAGGCGGCGGCGTTTGTGCATCTGAACCAGGCGAGAAAGCCGTTGACCCGCATCGACCTGTTCAAGGCGGCGGTGGCGAGCGAGGATGGCGAGGCGCTGGCGATCGTGGAGGCGATCCAGGCTGCCGGGCTGACCATCGCGTCGCACAGCAACTGGACGGCGTGGAAGCCGGGCATGGTTTCGAACATCGGCGGAATCGAGGCGGCGTGGCGGCGCTATGGCGGCGCGGTGGCGCGGCGCGCGCTGATGGCGATGGCGCAGGGGTTTGAGGGCCAGATTCTGCGGTATTGCGGAACGGTGTGGCCCGGCATCGCGGCGGTGGTCGATCTGGAAAGCGCGCCGGGTGCGCCGGTGGATGACGAGCGGCTGGCGTGGATTGTCGAGCTGATCCGCAGCCAAAGCCAGGATGAGTGGCGCGCGCAGGTGCTGAGGGCGAAAGCGGCCAATGCCAACCTGAAGTTTGCCGCCGCAAGTGCCGAGGCGTTTCTGACCGCCTGGGCGGAGATGGGCGGCGAGGATGAAGTGGCGCGGGTGGCGCGGTGGCGCGAGATGATGGCCGGCGCGCAATCGAAACCAGCCGGGCCGAAAGTGCTGAGCGAAGCGAACATTGATCTGGTGTTTGAGCACTTGGCCGAGGCCGCGGAAAACGGCTTGCCGTGCCCGACCAATATCGAGATCGAGGCGCTGATCGGCGCCAATTCTTCGAGCATGGGCGCGCGGGCCATCGAAGTGCTGGAAAAGCGCGGGTTGATCCGTGTGAGCCGATCGCAGAAGGCGCGACTGGTGACGATCGTAGCAACGGGCAAGACGACCGCGCCGCCGGTGTCGATGAAGCAAGTGACCCCGCTGGTGCACCGCGCCGGCACGGTGGATGATCGGGCCGCGTGGGATGCCGCCTTGGCCACCGATGTCGTGGCAGACCCTGACGACGATCCGGATGATGACGACGGTGCAGAGGATGCGCCGATGGACCTGGCCGTGCTGCCCGCGTTGTCTCGGCCCGTGCAGCGGGTGAGCGCGCCGGCGCCGAAGCCCGCTCCGAAGCCCGATCCGAAGCCCGAGCCGGATCGTGGACAGCGGCCGGTGATCAACTGGGGCCGGGTGAGCGAGACGGCGCGGCGCGGTGCGGCCAAGGCTCCGATCACGCCCAATTTCGACATGGAAGGCAAGACCTGGTGCAGGCAGTGCGATTGCCGGCGCAGCCGCAACCAGGTCGCGGGCTGTGTTTCGAAATTCTGCCCGTTCAAGGTGCAGGCATGAGCGCGGCGCGGGTTGTGGTGCCGAAGGTGCAGCGGCGGTTTGAGCAGCCGATGGTGGAAGGCCGCGGGCTGACCCTGCCGGCGTATCACCACGCGGTGCGCGGCGGGCGCACGCTGTTCCCATCGCGCGTGTTTGGCGCCGACGAGCTGGCGCGGGTGCTGAAAGATGGGCACCAGAGCCGCAAGATCGGCAAGGTGATCACCAAGGGCCGCCGCCGCGGCTGGCCGATCTACACGCTGACGCTGGAGGAACGGGCGACGTGCCCGCGCAGCTGTGGCGAATGGCAGAGCTGCTATGGCAACCGGATGCAAGCGGCCGAGCGGCTGGATGCGGGCGACGAGGCCGCGACACGCGCGCTGATGAACCGGCTGGCGCACGAGGTGGTGCAGTTGGCCGAGGAACATCCGCGCGGCTTTCTGGTGCGGCTGCATGTGCTGGGCGACTTCTTTTCGGCCGAATATGTGGCGTTTTGGGCCGGGCTGCTGCGCGATGTGCCGGCGCTGCACCTGTTCGGCTTTTCCGCTCGGGATCCGGCGGGCGCAATCGGCCGCGCGATCGTGGCGATGATGCAGCAGCACGGCTGGGACCGGGCGGCGATCCGGTTTTCGGGCGCGCGCGGGCCGATGATGGCGGCGCGGGTGCTCGACCCGGGGGATGTCGACACCGAGGCGATTGCCTGCCCCGCCCAGACCGGCGGCACCGACTGCTGCGCCACTTGCGCGCTGTGCTGGAACAGCCAGCGATCGATTTCATTCCGGAGGCATTGATGGACCTGTATGCGATTCTGGGCGTGCCGCGGGGCGCGCCGGGGTTCCAGATCAAGGAGGCCTGGCGCAAGCTGGCCAAGACGCTGCATCCGGATGTGGGCGGCGATCCGGCGCGGTTTGCCGAGGCGCGGCTGGCGTCGGAAATCCTGCTCGATGACGACAAGCGGCGCGAATACGACGCGACCGGGCGGACGGATTTCAGCGAGCCGGCGCCCGATGCCATGGCGTTTGCGATCCTGACCACGGCCTTTGCCGAGCAGCTGCTGGAATGGGTGCAGGGCGCGATCGGCGATCATATCGACCTGATCGAGCGGTTGCAGCGCAAGCTGAACAATCGGGCGCGCGAGCAGCGGGTGCAGGTGACCCAGATGCGGCGAATCGAGCGGCGATCGCGCAAGGCGCTGGACCGGCTGGGGCGCGATCCGGCGCTGGGCGCGGATCCGCTGCGCGCGATGCTGGAGGATCGTATCGGGCAACTGGGGCCGTTGATTTTGCAGGCCGAGAATCAGGCGGTGGATCATGAGCGCGCGGCCGAGCTGGCGGCGCAGTGGACCTGGCGCGCGGACCCGCCGCCAGGTGCGATGGTGGTCAATCCGGCCAGTTCGACCAGCGCGGGCGTGACGTTCTTTGACCTGGGGGGCGGACAGTGACGAAGCCGAAGCAAAAGGCCAAGCGCAAGGGTATTTCCCAACGCATTCGCTTTGAGGTTTTCAAGCGAGATAGCTTCACATGCCAATATTGTGGGGCGAAGGCGCCCGATGTGGTGCTGCATGTTGATCACATCAATCCGGTTGCCCGGGGCGGGGAAAACGACCTGTTGAATTTGATTACATCATGCATTGACTGCAATTTTGGCAAAGGTGCGCGAACGATCGACGACAATTCGGTTGTCGTTAAACAACGCGCGCAATTGGAAATTTTGAATCAAAAGCGTCAGCAAACGTTGATGATGATCAAATGGCGATCAGAAATCGAAAACGTCGATAGGCTGAGTGTGGATGCATTTGGCGAGCAATTTTTTCGTATTACAAGTCGGCGTTTGACCGATGTGGGCGAAAAGTCTGTTTTTCAATGGTTGAAAACATATTCCATTGAGGAATTGATGTTTGCTCTCGACGATGGAAGCGCGTCGTTGGATTTTCAAAATTGCCAAAGCGAAAGAGAGTTAGAGGATAAGGCCACGTTTCTTTTTGACCGTTGCGTACCGATTGCGGCTGTCAAACGCATCTGTAGAGACGATCCGCATTTAAAAGACCTTTATTATGTTCGTGGAATTTATCGTAATAAATTTGGATTTGACGGGCGCCCAGTGCTGATTTTGCAAATGCTGAAATGGGCTTACGATGAAGGCAATTCAATTGAGGATTTGAAAAGCGTTACCATCACCTCGGAAACTCCGCGAGATTGGATGTTTGAAATGTTGCGAAGAAGTTCGCGCTGGAATTGCGGTCGGTTTCTGGCGTGGTTCGGCCATGATGCAAAGACGATCAGCGAAGGCGTTGGAATAACTGAGGCTCATGCAAGGGCGTACATCCGTGAAATGAGTGGAAGAAGCATGAGCTCGGGAGGCGTCCTGTGAGCATCAAGCTGATGACTACCGTCTGGGATATGCCCGATCTGGGCCCGGGCGAGAAACTGGTTTTGCTGTGTCTGGCCGATCAGGCGAACGACCAGGGCACGCATTGCTGGCCCAGCGTGGAGACGATTTGCCGGCGATCGGGCCAGGGGCAACGGACCGTGCGGCGGATTCTGGCCGAGCTGGAGGAAGCCGGCCACATCACACGGCAATATCGCAGCGGCACGAGCACGCAATACCGTGTGCACCCCTGCCAAAATGGCACCCCTGCCAAAATGGCAGACCTGCCAAAACGGCAGGCCACCCCTGCCAATTTGGCAGGTGACCCCTGCCAAATTGGCACCCTAACCACCAATGAACCATCAATGAACCTTAACCCCCCTAACCCCCCTGCCGGGGGGAAAGTGGAGCGTGCGGCGATTCCGGATGATTGGGTTTTGCCGGCGATCGAGGAATTGCCGAGCGAGATCCGGGCGCTGGCGGCGCAGTGGCCGGCGGGCGCCTATCCGGCCGAGGGTGTGGCGTTTCACCAGTACTGGCGAGGGCGCGGGCAGAAACGGGCGAACTGGCCCGCGCTGTGGGCGGCGCGGGTGCAGGCCAAGCATGACGCGGTGATGCGCGCCGCCAAGGCCGGGATCGTGTGGGGGTGTTCAGCGCGCAGCGCGGCGGCAGAGCGGCGCGATCGGCCGGCAGTGGCGGCGAAGACCAGGGAAACCGAGCGATCGACCGAGCTGCACGCGGCGCTGGTGGCGCGGCTGGGTGAGGCGGTGGCGGCCGAATGGTTTGGGCCGGTGGCGTTGGTGTTCAGCGATTGCGGGCTGACCGTGGTGGCGCCGACGCCGTTTCACGCGGCGCACATCGAGGCGAACCATCGAGGTGCGATCGAGGCGGCGCTCGGAACGATCGGCGTGGGGGTCGATTGGGTGCGGTGTGTGGCGGAACGCTTGGTGGCGACCAAGGTGGCTGGAGGGGCGCGGCGTGGAAAGTGAACGGCAGGTGTGGTGCATCCTTCGCACGCAGTCATCGCAGACGCTGGTTCTGGCCGAGGCGTTGAAATCCGAGGGGTTTGCGGCCTGGACACCGACCGAGATGATCGTGCGGCGCGCCAGGCGGCAGCGGCCGCGCAGCGAGCTGGTGGTGGCGCTGATGCCCGGGATCGTGTTTGCGGCCTGGGATCGGATGAACGAACTGGTGGCGCTGTCGCATTCGTCGCTGACCTTTCGGCGGTGGGATGCCGAGCTGAAGCGGATGATCGTGGTGGGCGTTCCGTATTTCCGCGTGATGAAGGTGGGCGATCGGCCGGCGCGGGTGGTGGATGACCAGCTGGCCGGGTTGAGGCGCGCCGAGCGGATGAGCGCGGTGCTGGCGAAGAAGCGGACGTTCAAAGCCGGCGATGGCGTGCGCTTTAGCGAGGGCGCGTTCGAGGGGTTGCGCGGGGTCATCGGCGGGATCGTGGGTGACTTTGCCGAGGTGTCGTTGCCAGGGTGGGCGGTGCCGGTGAAGGTGGCGTTTCGCCTGCTGGAGACGATGCCGGACGCCGAGGGGGCGACGGGTGGTGCCATTGACAACCGACGGTGATGTTCTGTATTTGTTTCCCAACAGGCCATGGTAGCCAAAGCGATACGTCAAGGCGCGCGAACTCCCCCTTGATCTGACCCGCGAACCTCGCCGAGCTTTAGCCGGCGTGCCGCCGCATGGGCGAATCTGGCAGAAAAGGGCGCATCATGGCGCTACCCGTGTTCAAGGGCCGCATTGGGACTGCCAGCCTTCAGCGGTTGGCGGTGCCTCCCAAGGCTGCCGCATCGATCTACCATTCGAAGGAATTCAAGGACTGGCGGGAGATCGTGATCGACCGCGCCGGCGGACGTTGCCAGCAGGTGGTCGCCGGGGTCCGGTGCGACAAGGCCAGGCCGCTGCATCGGATGTTTGCTGACCACATTGTCGAGCTGAAGGATGGGGGCGCGGCCTTCGACCCCGCAAATGGGCAGTGCCTGTGCGGGGCGCACCACTCGGCCAAGACCGCGCAGGCCAGATCGCATCGCCGCTTCGGCTGATCGTCGCGACTGGTCAAAAATGGCGGTTTTTCAACGATTTCCGTCCCCTCCGGGGGGTAGGGGGTTTGGGATG